TTTTGAGGGTCGTCATTTTCGGATAAAAACGACAACCGGTTTAACATTTTGTTTTTATTCTCGTTTTGTTTAATATTTTGCTAATTAATTGGGTCTTCGTAAGTACGTTCTTCCAATTCCGCATAAGAATAGGCTACGTCCGTTCCTTTAGTTAGAATCCATATTGCACCTAATGACATGAACTCATATACTCCGCTTTTTGATATAGCGATCTTATTGCAATAATGATATTCATTATTTTCAAATGTAAGTTCATTAAATCCATCTGTTGTTACAACTGAAGTATAACCATAAGTGCTTCCCATTGCTGCATTATATATTGTCAACGAGATTTTCATCCCATTATATTGGACAGCCTCTGGAAGCATATACATACTCTGGGAAATTCGGTTTGGACGGCCATTCCGAAATTCAGAGCCAAAAGCCGGATTCAAAAAGAAATACCCCTCGTTTGCACGGAAATCATGCATCCGAACAAATGATGCATTGGCAATAATTGTCCCCTCAACTTCAACATTACGTCCCTTGAAGCTCCCAGTCAGAAAATCAAGGAGTAAGTTTGGTCGAAACTTGTTTGCCGGATTCATCGGGTCATTGTAATTAAAATCTTTATATCCGCCTACCGTTTCTACAGCAGAGCCATCGGCTTTTATTCCGTATTGCGAAAACATATACTGCCCATAGAACACCGCACTTGCCAGCTTGGCGAAATTCGCCATCAGTACCTCGATAAAGGCATACTGTATCTTGTCCATCACTACCCATGTCGCCTTACTGCCGTTTGCCGCATAGTCTGTCTTGGGGTTGACACCCTTAAATGTGCCCTCCTTAGCCAACACGTAGTATTGACCTTCACACAGTACCATCGGTGTCGATAGAGCCGTACGGGTGTAGCCTGTGGATGCGGAATATTCTCCAGCCGGATAGACCAGCGGACCGATCGGTCCCTGCTGGAGATACTTCACTTCTCCCGTCTTGCTTGCCAACGCTTTCTTTGCCATATCATGCTGCCGTTGAGATTGTCCATGAAACATTGCCGCCTGCCTGCTGGCACATAGCTTCAGTGCAGGTACCGCTTGCCGCAGCCACATTCGCCGTAGCCGGATTGAGAATGACCCCTGCCGAATCCATAAAGACAAAATAGAACAGCATATTCTTTGCCTTCGTGGTCTGTCCCCGCTTGACAAGGATAGGCGTATAAGTCACCGAACCTCCGGAACCGGAAACAATCGTCTCATCCTCGGGATTGGGATTAGTTATGATGTCGTAGGGGTCTGACAAGTCCATCACCGTCTGCGTGTCAAGGCCTATCAGATTGCCGCCCTGCGACACCTCCACCTTAAAGATGCCCGTAGTGTCAACCAGGCTGTCCGTAACGGTCAGACTCTTGCCGGTCTGGTCGACGAGTGTCTGCCAGGCACCGTTAACCATCCTGGACCACTTGTAGGTTAGTCCGGAGGTGATCTCTGACGCTCCACGTCTCGCCATTGCCGTGAGAACGACACTGCCTCCCTTCTCACGGATGGCAAAGTATTTGTCATCTCCGGAAACGATGGTCACCACGTTCTGGTTGCCCACACCCTTGGTGATAGGGATGCTGTAAACGAACTGCACCTCATCCGACACGTTGCCCACGGTCACCGTAGCCACCGCCTTGACGCTGCAGCTCGCACCGGACGACGCCTTCACCAGGTTCTTCACGATCTGAAGCCCGTAATAGTTCGTAGTGCCCGCCTTGTAGGGGATGTACTTGAAATGCCCCGTCTCGCCGCCGAACGTGTTCGTGGAAACGTTGGATGTGAAGCTTATCAACACGTCATTGAAATACCACCTGATGGAAGAGGGCACCACAACCCCCTCAGCCACCCGTGAGGAGGTGAGAAGGAAGGAGAGCGTCGGCTTCATCGTGGTGAAGTCGGGGGCTATGTTTGTCGGAGCACCCGATTCACCATCATACTCTTGATAGAGGTCGCCTTTGTCGCACATAATCGCTGGCATGTAAACGCCAGACTTTTGCGAAAAGATTACCTGCCCGACCTTACTCGCTACGCTCATCGGTCACCTCCTCCCCGTCTTTATCCATGAAACCCTCCGGAGTGGCGACCTCCACCGGATCTTCCACGCCGTCTATCTCACCCTTGGCCTGCTGCGGGGAAAGGCACACGCCCCCGACTACTGCCGCCCGGTCGAATACCGTATCGCCGGGAAAGCCTGCCACATCGGCCTGCCATAACAGCACATTGCCGTCGGCAGTGCTGTTGCGGATTCCTGCCACTCCCAGCTTGTCCGCAACCTCTCTCGTCACTTTGATATAAAATGCCATACTGCTATCGATTAATGGTTAAACATCTCTTTTCCTTGCCACTATAAACTTACCGCTGTCATCCGTCACGTACTTGCCGTCAGATGTCACCACCGCCGCATACGGGCCCTTGTCAATCACCTTCAGCTGTAGCATCATGCCGTCGGTGCATGGGATGGAGGGCGAGTACCCGGCAGCGGCCAGCACGTATGAGGAGGCGCCGGCCGCCTTCGTGTACCATTCGCACTCAAGGATGGCCTGGGGATTGGGGACAATCCCTGCCGTATCACGGATGACCGGTTTCGGGTATATCATCTTGGTTCCGTCGGCCACCTGCTGCGGAAATCCCTCCCAGTCAATCTCGATGGCGGGAATACGCCTGCGGATGGTGGTGGAGACATAGTCTATGTCACTGTCCGGCTTGGATGAAGGAGCACCGTCCTTCGAGTACGATGCTTTCACGACGTAGGTCTGTTCGTGGCCGATATAGTCCCGGTCTATGGTAAGCACGTTCTTTGTCAGTGATACGAACTCCCAGTCATTGTCGCCGTTACCGTCGGTAATCTGCTCCAGTGCGCCCGTATTCAGCTTCCGATAGAAGAAGAACTTGCACTTGTTGGTTGCTGTGACATCTACATCGCCAACAAGCAGCTTGGCGGTAATGATATGTTTTGATATATCACGGCAAGGATTCCAATCCAAAGAAGAAGGAGAATCAATCACCAGCTTAGGCTGTGCTTCGCTGCCATCTACGGCGCGAACAAGACGGCTGAAACGGTAGACGTGCGTCTGTCCGGTACGCTTCGCATCGACATACTCGGCGTAGAACTCCAGTGTTACCGGACTGCCGGGAACGGTATTCTTTTTCACCTGAATAGTCCCTTTTGTTGCTCCGGTCTCGGTAATGACATAGCTCTTGTTGGCAGATGTAATCAATGTCCGTACACCGTTCAAGCGCTCGTACCACTTCATGTTGACCAATGACGCGTTGACCGCACCCACCTTGACCACCGCATCCGGGTCGGTAGCATTGCACCGGGGGAACAGCGTCAGGGGGGTAAGCATGTAGTCCGGAGTGTACTCGGCCTTGTCAGCCTGGTACACCTGCACGTCCGGTACGCTGCCGACAACCTCTATCCCGCCGCTGGTCTGGAGAGGGCGGTAGTTGACCTCTATCTTCTTCTGTATAGTCTGCATAATTAGAAAGTTATATAATTCATTGTCTCATAATTGTTCTGCCCGTCACGCAGCAATACCCGTGCGATGAACTTGCACCCGGTCATGTTCATATAGTCGGGGCCGAGGTCGTTGACCGTCAGCGGCAGTGACTTGCCGGTTTCCGCGTGTGCGACCGCCCAGGCGTTGTCCTCGGTGACGTTGCCCGTGTCGCGCGTCCACTCCACATCACTGTCAAGGATATGCGTCGTCACATCACGGTTGTACAGCTCACCGGTAATGGTGAGGGTGGTCGCAAAACGCTCCGCATCGAAGTACCAGCCGTTGCTGCTCTCAATGTCGATGCTGAAATCCGGATTGCCCTCGACCATTGCCCAGCCCGCTGCTCCGTACTTCGGTTCGTCGGTAGTGTCGGAAACAAGACACATCCACTTGCATCCGTAGTGCCACACGGTATCGTACATCATCACACGTACGGTCTCGGTCTGTGCCTCGCGGTCGGCTTGGTAGGGTTCTGCTCCCGTGGCGGTCTCCATGCTCCACTCGCCGCGGTCGTTGGCGATGCGGGGCAATACGCCTTGGAAGTCGATGCGGTGGATGTCCTGCGCTACCAATCCCCGAACGTAGATATAAGAGTGCAGGTAGTTGATGGGCAGGTTGTCGAACAGAGACAGATGCTTCAGCCTGCCGACGATCACCGAATAGTTGCTTTCCTCAAGGATGGGTTTTGTGACCCCGTTAAGCATGCAGATACAATGCTCACGGGATGACAGATACCAATAACCCTGCCGTTCAGTATCAACCGGGTTGCCACGGTGTGATAATATCATCAACGGCTCAGGAGGATAATTCTTGCCACCCGGCACCTCGCTATCAGGGTACATCACAGCGTTGATCGTATTGGCTGAGATGTCAACATGCAAGACACGTAGCCAGGAGGTATAATACTTGCCGCCACCTGATGCAAGGTCATTGACAACACCATATACAACATCGTTTTCTGCCAGTGCAGTAAAGTCGTTATCCCACCGTTTCTTCATCTTCAGGCTGTATGTGCCGTCTTCAAGCTGCGATACACTTTCGATGGTACCGGACTCGGAGAAGGAATAGTCGCTCTCCATGGCAGAGAGACGGTTGAAGATAAGTTCAAGGACAGTAAGGGAATCGCGGACTTCAAGGCGTTCAAACTGCGCGCGGCCGTCAGGGAATATTCCGGCACCCTTGCCTGCGACCATAGAGTCGATAAACTCGCCGAACTTCAACAGAAAATTTGTGCCGTCAGCTCTGTCTTTCCTCAGAAAAATCTTCTCCAATTCTTCAGGGGAGTATTTGGATAACAGATTCAAGATTCCGACCAGCGTGCGGCCTACACGTTCCGCCGTATTCTCATTCTCCTGGGTAGCGTACCGTACCTGTAGAGCAAGTTCCTTGAGTATGTCAATCGTATCTGCCATATTATGAAACAAATGCCTTCCGGCAGTTCAAAGCTTTATAAGGTTCGGACAGACTAACAGCCGCAACCACGCCATAAAGCTGGTTATCATTGTTCACCACATAATCCGCTTCCACATCTTCCAAGGAAAAAGCGAGCCACAGCCTTTTCATCCTTTTGTCTTCCAAAATTTGGTTGAGCAGCTCATCAAGAATACGTTCGCACTTGTCAAGGGCAGCCTCTATCTGCTCATAGTCGGAGGTGTCGGACACATGCTCCACAATGAAGAGCAGGTAATCGCGGTCTTTTCGGTATGCACCCGGATTACCACCGTAACCGAATCCTGAGCCACGGTCCACAATCACTGCCGGATAGTGGAGTACGCTGTCCAGTGCCGTATGCTTCTCCCGTTCTGATGAGAGGAAGTGTACTTCATCATTCTCCTTGTGTCGTATATCGACATGCCTTTCAGCCAGCTTCTCTATGTATTCCGAAAAAGTCATTTCTTCTGTTTTTGGGCGTCACGTATCCTTTTGTTGAGCAGGCGGAATGCCGTTGCCACCGGCATCGCCTGGTATTTCTCCATCACCGCCACATCGTCACCGACAAAGGCGTCGAAGATGTCGAGCCAGTTGACAGACGGTGCTGTTGGTCTTTTCCGATTTTCCTCCGGTTCCGGTTCATCATCCAACGGAAAGAGGAAAGGAAAAGCCTTTGAAAGCCACCTCTTGACAAAAACGTAGTTCAGGAATACGGCATACTTGACGTGCCTGTCAATTCTTGCCACCTTCATTATCCGTTTTTGCAGTATCAGCGGTTTCTGCCTGCTAAATAAGCCGTTTTTCCCACCCGACGGTAGGACAATATATTCGTTGTCTTTCAAATAGAGCATTGATACGAAAGTGTCCAGTGAGGCATCCTTGCCGTCACGGACATATCGGTTGAAAGCAGTGTCCACGTGCATGAAGTGTTCGAAACACATCCCTTTCAGGCGTTCCCCCGGCGCTTTCAGCCCGGAGACGGCAGGAAGGATAAAGCGGTCCATCCGGACACGGCAGTCGCTGATGAACTCCACCAGTTCGCTCAGCTTATAACTGTAATAGGTGTCGGAACCGGCCCCGGACGGCAGGGAATAGAACTCCTTCAGGAAGGAGGGTTCGTCCATTTCCTGAAGATAAAGCCGCGAGACGAGCAGGAACTGTGCCGGTGTCAGTTCCTCCCATTTCTGGGGTACCCGACGGATTATCTCATGGCGGATTCCGAATCTACGGTATGCAATGCGAAGCTCCCTCATGTCCAGAACGTGCGTTTATGGTCATTGTCCCGGTCGTATATCTGCCTGGGATCACCCTCATAGAAATTCTCAAAACAGTTCCGTACCGTACGCAGCAGCACGGTCATGTACATGTCCGCATCCGCTTTCAGATTCTGAATCTGTACGGCGATACGCTCCGCATCGACGGGTCTCTTCTCCTCATTGCCCTTCTCACCCGGCTGTACAGAGGTGAAGTACAGCCCCCGGTCTGTGACGCTACCCGTCTCCATCAGCAGCCGTCTGACCGCCATTGCCACAATGTAGCGGGAGCAGGCAAGGCGCAACCGCTCCACGCTCTTCCGGGCTTCTTCGTCTTCTGGGGGATTTACCAGTCCGTCAATCAGATGCTCATACAGCTTGTCACCGATGGCCGGCTGAAGGAGCATCTCCTCGGCAAACTTCAGGTGCGGCTGCAGGCGAAGGAAAACAATCCGGCTGCCATTGATAAAACAGACGTCATTGACATCCGCGGTACTGCGGACAATGGCTGATTTACGGTCCTGATAGGCCTGGGAGGACGCGAACTCCGGATATTCGGCTATATGGGCATACAGAAACTCAAGCAACTCGTCGAGCGCATTGAACCCCTTGTTGCGTAACGATGCCCGCAGGTTATCTTCCTGGTACTTGTACACCTGCTGGAATGATTCGCCGTTGTCGGATTTCTGACGTTGGAAGCCCGCATCGGTGATACGCATGCTGATTTCATCGAAATCGTTCCAGAACGCCAGGTTCGCGTTCGCGCGTTTGCAGATCTCCAGCAGGCGGCTGTCCAGTTTCTCCCGTTCGGTTGCCCCTTCGGTATTCTGTTCCAATACATCCGGATTTGGACCGAATTCGTATATCTCGACTACTTCGCCTGCCATCGCATCGCCCAATAACGGTACGAGGTATTGTCGGAAAGCATTCCGGAGCGGTGCCTCCATCATGTCAAAGGAGATGGCGGTGTTCACCTTCATCACCGCTTTCAGCTCCTTGCCGTTGTTCCATTTTTTTGCACTGAATATCATTAGCTCAATGTTTTTTTGGTACCGCTGCCGGTATCGAGGGTTACTAAAACGGTATTGCGGAAACGCAGCTCGCATTCCGGCATGCCGTTCATTTTGATGTAGAGTTCTATTGGGTCCAGGATGTTCTGCCGGTCAATCCATGCGTTGGCAATGTTCACAAGGAACGCCTCACGGATATTGGAACCGCCCTGGTTGCCGGCATAGGTGCCACCGGGCATACCTGCACCGAGCACATTCGGGTTCACCATCAATGCAAACAGAATTTCCGAGTTGGCGGCTGCCGACACCGGAAGATTGTCACTGCCCTGGTATTTGTTCTCCAGCGGCTTGATTTTCCATTCCTCCTCAATCCTGCCGTTCATCTCGTTCACGGCATAATGCGAGAAGATGGGCTTCTCCGCATTGTCCGGTCCGCAAAGGTTCTGCTCCACAGAATCCATGTACTTCTGTATGGCCGCCTCACGTTCCTTGGCAGAATAGTCCTTGGACGGGTATTTCTTCTCCCAGTAGGAATACGGTATCTGTACATGCCACTTCCAGGTTATCTGGTTCTTGTAGGCTTTCTTGAGGAAATGGGGGATAAGATGGGCTATCTCCACCCATCCACAAACGTAGGCGGGCCACCAGATGGGCATGCCGTAAAGGTCGTCGTTGCTCCAGCTGTCGCGTACCGGCATGATGAAACCGTCCTTCACCTTTCCGGCAAACTTCAACACTTCAGCGTGCATCTGCGGGTCGTATTCGGAGAGGACATCCAGCCTGGTGTATTGTCCCTTGTCCGGACGCTGCGGCCAATATCCGGAAACGATGCACTTGCAGGCGCCGTATTCGTCCACTTCGGAATAACGGCGGTAAAGCGCATTGACCGGATTGACCCCTGCAAAAGAATTGCCGGCAGCCGACGGCACAAACTGGACGGCACCGTTGCCGAATTTCAGGTAATCCCGAAGCACCTTCTCCATGTAGCGCCTCACATTCCGGGAAGCAATAAAAGTCTGTACCCGGCTATCGGTAACGGGCTTCAGTATCTCGTTACCATCATTGTCGTAACCGTTCACCGTACAAGGATATATGCCTTGCCCAAGTGTCAGGTTACGAAGAAACTTCAGGCCCGTATTGAGCACGCTGGTGTTTCCTATCTCTTCAGCCGCCTTCTGGGGGAAATCATTCTCATCTCCCCATGGACGTACCTTCACTCCGTCGATGTCTATATAGGAAACATTCGACAAGTCATATGGCGCCAGGATTCGGGTACGCTCCTTCATTTCGTTCTGGGGTGTCCCCGTCGTTTCGCCGAATATGTACGTGGACTGCATCAGCAGGGGAATGCCGCTTGAATTAAACAATATGTTCATCAGAATATTATTTTCTTTTTGTTATACTCCAGTATCAGGTCAATATCCACAGGATAGGGGTGTCCTTCCGGATTTCCCTTGCAGTCGCAGGGCTGCACGCCCCGGAGCTGGTATTCCTTCATGTTCATGCGTCCTGCACCGCAGGCGTAGGCCTGGGGCATGAAATAGACCTTGCCTTCCTTACTGACGAACTTTATCGAAAAGATGCGCCGGCGTCCGCGTTCGTCCGTGCGGATGTCCATGTCGGCCAGAGCCAGGTTTCTGCGTATTGTCTCCATATCGTTATATCATTCAAATGTTCTGTCAAATGTGTAGTCGAATATTCCTCCACCGAACGAGTACCGGTCAAACACCTGGTGCTTTCTGCTTGCCGGGCAGAAGGTGAGGTTCACGTTCACCCGCTGGTTTCCCATCTTGGTATGGGTAAAGTCGATGTCCGTGATGATGATCTCCATCGGAAGCGATGGCGTGTCATACCATCGCTGTACCGGAGAAGTCAGCATGTCCACCAATGCCTTGTATTTGTTTTCGTCCAGATAGCCGGTATTGACAGTGCGTAAATCGTTGAAGAAAGGGCTGAACCTCCGTTTCTGTTTCATCAGGTCTGCAATATCCCCCTCCAGTTCCGGACTGTACTGTACCAGTCCGGAAAATGAAATCGATTCCGGGAGCCCGAACACGTTATAGTAGAGGAACTGGTGCATTTCCCGGTGGTTCTGCCGGTCAAGGACATACCTTACAAGGTCTGTCAATGTACCGTTGGTGATGCGTGCGTCATACGATATGATATTGTCGCATTGGACGCCTGAGAGCCGGCTTATCTTTACCGGACTCATGTTATATGCCGTCATGCGGTCTGTGCCGGACTGTTCGAGCTTTATGGTTTTCTTGATGCTGGAGCCGGACTCCATGTATATGATGTCTATAAATACCTCTGTCCTGGCCGAGACGAAAAAGGAGAGATAGTCAATGCTGTTCTGCCTGATATGCTTGATTTTATATCGGGAGTAGAAGATAAAGTCCGTCTGCGGGTCAAAAGACACATGATACCTTGAGTAAAATACATGCAGGGTATAGTTTTCGGTGGATTCGCTGTCCGAGAGTTCCAGCCGTACCTCCATGGGCGGCAAGGCCACACGGTCATCCCCACCGTTGAGATCAGGACGTACAAAATACTCATTGATAATGTCTCCGGGGTCGCAAATGATGACTGTGTTGCTGTGGTCCGGATAATAAATTTCGGACAGTGCCTCCTGCCCGTCAACCTCTATCCTGAGGCTCAGTTTGTCATGCACGTCCGCAATGCGGATGTCCTGCATGTCAGAGGAAAACACATATGAGTCATTTACAAGATTTGTCACCATCTCCATAAGTCTTTAGATACTCCCAACACCAGTGACCTGTTGTACAAGTCATAGCCCGCCCTGAACTCCCAGGACTTACGCCGGTACCCTGCGGACAGTACACATCCGTAACGTCCCGCATCCATTCCCAAGACCAGCGCGTTATGGTGGACGACCGGTTGCCGGTAGTCCACCACTACCGTGCGGTCAAGCAATGAATTGCGGGATATGACATCGGTCAGCTCCACTTTCAGGTAAGGGCGTTCAATAATTGTATCAAGATAATGCTTCTCCGAGAAATAGTCGGCCAGTATAGCCGCCGTATCCACTTCTGTGGGTACCTCACGGACAATCACCTCCGGTTCCGGAATGGCAGGGCGTATTGTATCATGCCTGACTACCGTTTCCGGTACGCGGACAATGCTCCGTTTCCGGGAACCCAGCCAGTGGCCGGCCCAGCCGGAGAGAAGTGCGATAACCGCACAAAGCAACATATGGCTAACCTTCCGTCTCATCGGCCTTTTTTCTGAATTTATCCGTGACTGTCACCCACAATATTCCCACCTGCTTGATCAGCGCGTCTTTCGGCTTGCCGTCGATGACCGCCAGGTTCTCCAGTATGCTTGTCACGTGCTCGACGCAGAACCAGGTCATGACGAACACCTTAACAATGGAAAAGAACAGGGTGGCCAGTAGCATGACAAAGCTTTCTTCCGCTCCGGCCTTGCTTTCCAGATAGAACGAGTGGGTGATATAGATGATGGTCAGCCATATACACAGCTTGATGATGCAGCGTGAGAAACGGAAGCTTTCAAATCCTATTCCCTGGACCTTGCTTGCCCGGATGCCCGTCCACATCTCTGAGACAATGGCGACGAGCATGGCCATGGCCAGGAACGGTGTAATGCCTATCCATTCGCTGACTACGGCAGTGACGGCGCTGAAGGAGATGGCCGGAAATTGCAGGTTGTACTTGAAGCTCGGAGCCACCGAAAGAAAGAACTCCTTCGGTGAATCATACCCATAGGTGGCGACGAATCTTGTGAAAAAGCGTATCATATCTCTTTTTTTGTCACAAAGATAGAACCCAACCATCCGCTCTCATAGGACAAAAAAAGCCCCTCCGTGGTTGAAGGAACGGCACACGACCAGTCATTCCGCTTTTCGGGCCCCATTCCGTTTGCGAGCGTGCGAGCAAACGGAATGGGTGCGCCCTGCACCCCTCCGTCAAATCAGCCCCTCATCGCCAAAACTGTAATATCCACCATTCGTTATAATTACATGGTCTATCATCCTAATATTTAATAACCCTGCCGCCTTTTTAAGCTGCTCCGTCAGTCTCTTGTCCTCATTGCTCGGTCGGATGTTACCACTCGGATGGTTATGTACCGCTGCAAACTGAGTAGCCCCCGTATCAATCAGCACACGCATAATCAGCCTTATATCCGCTGAAGTCTGGTCTATGCCGCCTACCGATATACGTACTTTCTTGATAAGCTTGGCAGATTGATTGAGAGATATGGCCCAAAACTCCTCATTCGGCAAATCTCCTATCAACGGCCCCATCAGTTCGTATATGTCTTCACTCCTTAATATCTGCCTGCATTCCACCTGCTGCGACTGTTGTCTCTTGTATATCTCCACGGCTGCTACGGCTACCCTCCTGCGCCCAGGAGTCAAAGAGGAAAACAATTTTTCAAGGTCTATCACTTCGTTGCTGCGTTCGATGTCCGAAACAATCTGTCTGTTGTTACTGATTTCGTACAAAAGTTCACTGTCGCTCATGTAGCGGCATGGGCTATCAAATAAAGTATCCATAATATCCGTATTTTATTAGGTAGCCCACCCGAAAGTGGGCTATTCTGTTTGTTATTCACTGATTAGAAGCTGTTCCAGTTCTTCGATTTTCGACTGTATTTTTTTCTTCATAAACTTTATGAACTCTTCCAGCAAATAACGGTTAGAAATGGTAAAGATGTCGCTATTACTGCCATAGCCCGAAGCGTCCGCAAACCGCAATTTATAGAGGGTCGTTTCAAAAGAATTGTCCTCTTTCAGCTTTCCTGCCGCTTCATCCAGCTTATCCATAGCGTTGATGAATGCGGTACGGTTACGGGAAATCTCTTTCTTCCGTTCCAGCTCGGCCAAACATTTTTCCAGCTCTTTCGTCTTGCGGTTGATTTCCTCCTGCAATTTGGCAGCCTCGTCCTTTTTAGGGGTCTTCCCCTTACCCTTGGGGGTATCGGGCTTTTCCACTTTCTCTTGTTGCTGTTGGGGCTGCTTTCCCTGCTTGCCTGCCTCTTTCATGGTTTCTACTGCCTTAGTTACTTCCTGAGCGATTGTTTTTACTTCTTTTTCCATTGTTGTAAATTTTAAAAAGTTAATAATTAATGATTTATAAATAGTGGTTAACCTACTTCTCTAACTTGTGCACCTGGTTTTCGGCAAAGAGATAGCATAAGGGGAAAAAGTCCTCTTTCGCTTCCTCTTCCCGGCCTTGTTTTTTCAGTTCCTCAATGCGCTGCTTTTCCGCTTTCGATGTGATGGGCATTCCCCATATAAGCAGGGCTTTTTCTCCTTTGCGAACGGTGTAGCCCGCCTCTTTCCACTCCTTGAAAGTCTTTAGGTTGGTGTACCCCTTGCAGGCATAGTAAAACCGTAACAGACCGTTTATCGTGTCATCCTCATTGCCCATGTATTCGCCCATCTCCCTACGGGCAACCAAAGACTGCGACAATGTTTTTAACTGCTGCCTTTTCAGCAAGCGTGCTTCACGTTCTTTCTTTTCGTCTCTTTCCTTTTTCATAATTCTATGTATTAAGATTCTATGTATTAAAATATTACGCCTCTATAATCACATAATCCTCCACCGTCTGAAAGTACGGGTCAGCCGTTGAAAGCAATTCCCACTTTTTTCCGTTCACATCCCGAAAAAGAATGCTCAACTCCCTAATCCCGTCAAACTTCTTTAATATTCTGTACCCCTTAAAATATTTGTTCAAGACCTCGATAGCTTGTTTGTAAGTGAATGTTTTCATAATGCTGCAATTTTTATGTTGAACCTTGAGCTTCCGGGTGTGAGCCTTTTCAAATTTGGCTGTTTCCCTGATTGGAGCTTTTTTTTTCTGCGTCGCCTGTCGCTACGCGGTATGTTTCGCCTTTTTTACGCTGCATCAAAAGGTGTTGTAAGGAGCAAGAGCAAGTTTTTCAGAAAACCGGAACGGCCTGAATACTACCCGAAGGGTGGAGATTTTTTCGGAAACGCCAGCCCGAACTTGAGCCAGCGACGTCAACATTTACCTTTGCAGCACAAAAAAGCGAAACTGCGTGGTGATAGGGGACAGAAATGAAGGGCGACAATCAGAAAAGGAAACAGCCTGAAACGCATAGTTGAAAACTATACCGCTCTACGGTCTCTACCTTAGATATTGAAACGGAAAAGACCGGGTCTACCTGCATGGATGCGGACAAACGCAAGTAGCTGCCGCTACTTACCGCTGAGACGCGCAAAATCCGTACTGGAGGAAATAGATTTGCCTGCCTGTTCCTTCAGTACGGATTTTGCACGCGCCGTACTCTTTGTTAATGAATGTTATAAGAAATATACTTCTTTGATAATGAATACAGAATACCCCTCTTTCCATCCGAATGGAAACAGAAACGGAAGTTTCTGCCGACCGCGCCCTATCCAAAAACGCAAACAAAAGCGCAAGAAGCAAGGAAATATGACAAGGAGGGTGCCCCTCGGCCAGTCCTGCACACGGCGTTCTGTCCTAAAGTGCAACGATTCCCATTGCGGACGTTGCGAGTCCTGCCATAAGCATTGCGATTGTGATTGCGGATGTATGTGTATGAGGTGAATCAGATACGTGCGTCCACGAATCCGTATGCCTGCCTAAGCAGGTGCCCGTACTTCGTCCATACACGCTTATCCACCGCATCACCGAAGTGGGTGGCTTCTTCCGGAAGGATGGACTGGTTGCGTTCGCTACGCTTATCCTTGGCAAAACGCCCCTCGCGGTCCTCGATGACACGCGTGTTGTTCATGGAGATGAGTGTATATTTGCATTTCGAGCCGTTGAAACGCTTCTTCGGGAACCGTTCGTCTTTCTCTGCCAAGATGGAAGCCCAGAGCAGGTACTTGTCATGCTGCGGCGGCTCCATGCCCGCATGGGTGTGCTGTTCCACCGTCCACCCGTGTTTCTCCAGACGCTCGATGGCAAGCTCGTTGTAGGACTTCTTGTTGTTGGCACGGCGTGCATCCCCGTAACGGTCACGGTAATAATGCAGGTGCTTGTTGATATGATTACGGTAGTAGTGACAGAACTTGTCCATCAGCGCGTTCACCATGGTGTCATCCTCTTCATCACGCTTGACGAAGAACTCGTTGATGTTGTTGTCCACCGGCTCACGTGTCAGCAGCTTCGTCACGAAGTCATAGTTGCGCTCTTGCGCCACTTCCAGGAATGAGGCGGCACTACCCCAGTCGGGTGTCAGCTCTATCGGCTGGTTGGGATTGCAGTCCAGGTCACGCCGGCTGTCATCGTTATTGGCAAGCTGCTGCCAGTTGTAGTTATGATTTTCGGCAAAGTCACGGATATAGTCGTCATTGGTCGCATTGTAATAGATATGGCGTTCATCCAATTGGTAGTAGCAGCTGTCAATCTTATCTACCATGAAGTTCAGGATTTCTATCATGAAGGAAAGCTTATCCATCACCTTGTACTGGTTCAGGATATAGTTCATGCCCACATTGGCGATGTTGTCGAAGATGGAGCCAAGGATAAAGAGCGTGCCGTCACGTGAAACGAACGGCGTGATACTTTGTCTGAGACGGACGGTCTCGTTCCAGATCTCCTTGAACAGTCCCGCATCATTCGCAATCCTTGCATCAATGAGCTGCATCTGTAACCGCACAATCTTATTCCAGACATCAAACAGCCGGATGCCGCGTTCTTCTTCATAATACTTGGCCGGTTCAAGCAACCATTTCTGTTCGGGCGTGTAAGGCATGGAGGAGAGGAAGGTGTTGCCGTGATGCTTCAGAACGGGATTCTCGGACTTGCGGCCAAAGATGTGTTCATTACCCCGGTTGGTCGGCGCCGCCTCCTGGTCGAACTTCTCCTTGTCGAGTGTCAGTGCTTCATCGGTGATGTTGTAGTCCGCATTCGGACCGCGGCTGTTGCCGCCTTGGGTAAGTATGTAGAGCATATGCCCGTTGCTGAAGCTGATGCCGTACTCGAATGACATGATGTGCTCGTATGGCTTGTACCATCCCTCGATGGGACGGCGGCACACCACATAGTCACCGGTCTTGCTGACCGGGTCCCACTGCTTATAACCGAGTATCTCCAGCATCTTGAACGCTGAAGGCAGGGTTTTAGTCAACGCCTGCCCAATGGTGGACTGGGTGAGCGTAGTAATCCCTCGCGGCATGAGCCGGATGTTGTCATCTATCACGGCACCGGTAATGAATGATTTACCCGTGGCACGCGAGTAGATGACATATCCGTTCTTGTACGGCATCACGAGGAATGCCGCCTGCGCCGGATTGACCTGTATGACCTCTTCCCAGACGTTTTCGTCCATTGCTCTGCCGTATCAATATCGTGGGAAAACAATGTAGTTCACACCTTCGGAGGAAGTCATGCGGGGCATGTCCTGCCCGGTATCAGCCAGCAGCTGTGGCACCTCTTCCGGCCTGAACCTGGCGGATACGGTACAGACAATCTGTGTCTTGCTGACCGATACCATATCAATGTGCTTATGGTCAACCAGGTAAGAGATGAGTCGTTTGTTTGTCAATTTTTTCATGGGTAATCTGTTATGAGTTCATTATTTCTTCCGCTTGTGCGTCGTCGATAGGCGTGTACATCGAATCCACCAGAACCTTCTGCTCTTCCTGGGAAAGGTTGCGGACGGCATTCAGGGGAATATCCACCTTTTGCCCCATACTGTTGATCTGGATGTAGAATACGTTCTTCTCCATGCGTCGCGGGTCCTCGACGGAAGCCGGCTTCTCACCAATCATCTGATGCAGCACTTTCTTGGCGTTGTTCCATTGCTTGAGATCACCTTTGAGTTTGCAATCCCGGATAAGCTGAATCTGGTCCTTGATCATCCAGGCATACCAGAAGTCCCAGTCGAACTGGTGCTGTGTCTTGAACAGTTCTTTTGCCAGGGCGATGTCCTTCCTTATCTGGGTACGCGAGATACGGTATTTTGCCAGCATGATGTTGATGATGTGGCTCTCGTTCGGATAGTCATCCAAAAGGCGTGCTATCTGCAGCACCCGGTTGCACTGCACACGCAGATGCTCCGGCAGCGGACTGTTCTCCGGGTCGATGATGTGCTGCTGTATAAGGTCGTAGGATTGCTCCTCCAGTGCGGCCTTGCTTTTGGATGCCGTCAGACGGTTGTTATTCATACTCAAGATACTGCTGTTGCGATTTGATGAACTTGATAAGCTCCTGCTGTGCCGGGTTGCTGCCATTGACGGCCGACTTGATGAGTGACTCCCGGAGTTCAACCGTCTGGCGAAGATGCCCCCGGTAGAAGGCGGTCCGGACTTCGGTGCCCGGTGTGCGGAGTTCCGCGAGAAAGTCCGTCTCATCGGCACCGATATTGATGGCTATCAGCCCCGGAGGAATCAAACGATAGGCCATCTTCTCTATCTCCTCACGTTGTTCCTGAGTCAAATTCATCATTCAGCATTTTAAAGTCAAAATCAAAAATATCTCTGCCGGTATGGATGATTCCACGTTCCAGCTTCGGGTTGTGCGTGGCGTTCTGGCTGCCCACTACGGTAATCTTCCAGTCCTCGTTATACAGCAGCGCCACCTTCGCATGAAGCGCGAGGCAACGGTAGCAGTCCGGGAACGTGGTCACCAGATAATCGAACGGTTTGGGTGATATGCTGCGTACCCGGTTGTCTATCAGGAACCGCACCGACAACAGCTCACCCGTTTCCACCTTCCGGTGAATCGCCGCAATGCTGTCCATGGAGATGGAATAGGTGGTAAGCAGCAGGTGTGCCGGTCCCGTCTGTCTGAGAATATAGAAAATCAACTGGATCAGGTTGAACGCCCCTGAAGAGTAGAAATGCTTGTCCCTGCCGGGTACCAGCACCCCCATGGCGTCCGGATGCAGCAGCTTCTCCGCAGCCAGATCGTGGCCGGAGGCTGCCGCATCCGTTCGGCGGATGTAGCCTGTCGGGTATCGGTCTCCCTGCATAGGACTTACTGCATCATCCACCGGCATCATCTTATTTTCAATTTCGCTGCAACAGACCAGCATAACCTAACCTATTGCAGTTCTGCCAAACGATATTCTATCCTTTCCACCAGTGCTTCCTGGGCAGCCACCTTCTTCTCGTATTTCACGCGTTTGGGGCAGTCGGGAAGGGGATTCTCCTTGCCGTCCTTGGGTTTGCTTTCCGAAGAGTACAGCAGCATGTTCCTTGCCTTGGTAATCTTGCTCTTGGCATTGGATTTCGCTTTCTTCAGCTCTTCCACGGATAGGGAACTGATGTCGGTCTCGTCCTCTTCCTTTTCCGGATTTTCTTCGGGGGTATCCGCTTTTTTGTAGAGTTCGTCCAGCTGCTCTTCAGTCGGCAGTTGCCTGTCCTGCTCGAACTGCCTTTTGATGGCAGCCAGCAGTGTCATGCGGTTGGAGAGAAAGGCTATACGGGCGACAATATCCTTGCGCTGCGTGCATACAGCCTGCGTGTTTGTCTCACCCAGTGCGGCAAGCATCCGGTGCTGGCGTGAACGTTCGTTGTAGCATTCCCGGAAGTCATAGATGATTTTGGCCATCACCGGAGGATAGGCGGGCTGTTCGTCCGCCTCACGCGCCAATTCCCTCTCCGCAACGGCGACAATGGCGGCAGCCGTCTCTTCGGGAACCGTCTCGGAACGCCCGTCATTGCCCGTCATTGCATCATCTGCCAGGTCCACATCCTCAAAGCGCGGGTCATCCGGATGGTACCACACCTTGATCATCTGCCGGATTTCATACTCCAGCTTCTCGCGGGTATGCGGCTTTTCGCCCTGGCGTGCCAGACGTGCGGCGACGAACCCCTTATATCCTGAACGGGTCAGGATATTCACACCGGTGCTGTAATCACGTTTCTGCGAGTTCAGCCACTTGATGCCGTCCCTGCGCGCCTTGATGTAGTTCTGTGTAATCTTTGACATTGTACGTTGTTTTTTGATGTACGCAAAGCTATTGCGATTTTTGTTGCCGGAATAGGACAAAACAAAATGTCCGCCCCTGCCTAAGAGCGAGAGACGGACATGAACAACCAATCATGAACAAAAAAGGCTTATGGCTCTTCTGATGCGGCTTTTACAGTCAGGATATCCTCCGTATCCCCCTCATACACACATTTGCGCGGTGCGGTAAAGGTGTAGTGGAGGGTGTTCTGGTTGCGGGCAGTGGAGCTTGCTCCGGTAGTGGCGCCGTCACCCGATGCACGGAGCGCACCGCGCCGCTTGTCACCCATCAGGTAGTTCGTGCCGTTGTTGTCGGTCACGATAAAGAACATCTTGCGCCCTTTGGTCGCATTCTCAAAACCGAATATCTTCTTCCGCATCTTGGCAGAAATTATATTCAGGTCCATCAGGAACGATTCCCCACCGCTTTCTCCCTGGTCGGTAATCTTGAATTCGGCCAGCTCGTCGGTGAAATCCATCTTGTATGCTCTGCAACTTTCCTTCATGACCAGGTCACCGACCAATGTACCGGCTTCTTCAAGAGAAAGAGGGGATTCCGTCTTTTTCGGGTAGTCCGGCCATGTGGCCACATCCGCGTGATAACCGAAGATGACGGACGGTATGATACCGCCCATGTTGTCCTGGTTCTCGCAGTCCATTGCCTCGTTGATATCATCAAGGGCAATACATAATTTAGGGTCTACTTCTGCCATAATCACGCCATTTTTTAAGATTTAACAACGTATGTACCCGTCACTTTCTCTACTGCACCCGCAGCGGGCGTCTTCTTCTGCACGGCAGGAGTGGTGTATCCGGCAGCCTCCAGGAACTCGACGGTATATTCCTTTCCACCGGGAACTGCCACATATGTACCGGACTCACGCCAGGCTTCCTCGCCCTGGATGCGCCATTTGCCTCCGTTGTTGGCCGCTTCATCCGGCGTAATCGTCACTTCAATGTATCCGAACGGATTGGTCCCTTCCGGGTCCACCGGACGGTCGTTGACGCAGAACTCGGACTTGTGCACAGACACGAACTGGAAACCGATCACATACTTGCCCGCAGCATCGAACGTATAGGGATTGCCGGACATGAACGGCTTGATGGACTTGAAGTCGCTCTCCTTGTCAAAGCCGTAGCATACGTTCTCCTTGGTGGTCAGCATGACGAACTGGCTGCCGTCGGGAAGGTTCGGAACGCGCACCAGCTCGCAACGGTTGTTGGAACCAAGCAGGTGCTGCGTGTCGGAAGTGTCCTCCTTGAGTCCGATGACAATGGTGCCTTCGTCCTTGCGCCAGTCATCGTACATGTCGCCCAGATCGTCGGAAATGAACATCTTGATGTTCTTCTTGCGCTTGAAAGTACGTGGCATGTGGCGCCACATTTCCAGCAGCTTCTCCCCGATATCGGCACGGGACAGTTCACCGGTCGCATAAACGTTACCCTCGGCACTGGAGATGTCTCCGACAGCTTCGCCTTCGGTGATAATGGTACCGATACCGTCGAAAGAGTCCTGAATGTCCGTCTTTTCTTCATCTGCACTGTATTTTGCCGTGAAAATGGCAAACAGCAGGTCATTGGATGCCAGTTCATGTCCGTGGTTGATCAGCCACAGCTCGAACGGGTGTTCCTTGCGGAGTGTACCGGGAACCTCGGCGATGTAGGTGCGTCGGTAGCGCTCAGGCTCGTCGGACATCTCCATTACAACGGGACGCACTACCAGACGTCGGGGAACAATCTTGCCCAGATACTTTCCGGCAGTGAATTTGCCGGTGTACTTGCCGGAGATGCTTCCGCCCTCCACCTTGCCCAGTTCAAGGGAGTCGGTTATGCCCGGTACCGGAGTGAAATGTCTCAACACCTCCGAGGCGTCGAGCTTGTCGACCGCCTTCAGGATGTCCTTGTGCTTTTTTACCGCGGTCAGAACGGCGGTAATGTCAATAGGTGCTTTAAAATCCATAATAGAATAGTTTAGGTGTTACTCATTCTCAAAACTGTTGATCGGGTCTGTGGCGATGTCCGCAAACTTGTTGTCTTCGTTCGCTTCCCGGTGGCTGTCGGTACCCGTTCCGGGTATCTTGGCGACAATGTCACGGATAACTTGTACCTTGGCCTTGTTGTCGGCGGCATTCTTGATGCTGTCACTCAGGCTGTCAAGGTCATTCACGACTGCCGTCAGACTGTTTTCGGTGGTCTCCTTGGCAGTGTTGGCGACAGCCAGGTCTTTCTCCGCTTTGGCTTTCGCTTCGTTGGCGGCCTTGACGGCGTCATTGATGGCCTGCAGATTCTCTACGGTAAGCAACATCTTGCCGTCTTTTTCCTCAATGCCTTCGCTGTTGAGGATCTGGTTGATGAAAGTAAATTCTTTACGCATAACTGTATTTGAATTAGAAATGTCAGTCTTGTTGCCGGTAGGGAACAGCCCTTTGATACCGTCGATAATCTGGGAGACCAAGTTTTTGTCACGGCCTTCCGGTTCCGGTTTCTCCTCCGAATCGATAGCCGGCAACGGTATACCAAGCGCGGTGAAGCAGTCGGTCATTTCATTGGTCACCTGCGGCTTTTTATGGGTACCGGGAATGATCTTGTCTATGAATCCCCATTCCTTGGCTTCGGCGGCAGGCATCCAGCGTTCCTCTTCCATCAGGGTGATAATCTCCTTCAGGCTTTTGCCGCTACGGTTGATGTACTTCTGTGCAATCATCAGGTCAATGGCTTCCGCGCTCTTCTTCTTGTTCTGCAGTTCCTTGATGGTATCCTCCAACTGGTCAGCATTGAGCTGGCCCCAGATGTCCACTCCCAGGCTGCATTTATGCGCCAGCCACATGCCGTCCTCGTGCATCTCGATGGACTTGGCGCCAAACGCCAATATGGTGGCCGCCGAAGCGTTGAAGCTGATGAACTCCACCGTCACATTGCCGTGCTCGGCCATCAAGGCGGACATGGCGACCGCTTCGGCCACATCACCGCCATAACTGGAAATTTTCAGGCGTACGGGCTGGCCTTTGGCCTTGTCAAGGAAGTATTTCAGATAGTTTTTGTTGTACCAGTAACGGTCAATCGCTCCGAATAATGTGATAACTGTCTCGTTCATAAAACTTATTTTTGCGCAAAGAAAAACGCAAAAAAAACGGTACCCAAGGACATTGGGTACCGTCAGCGGACAGATAAATATTTGACTGAAAGAATGTTGCGTGTCAGCAAAGGAAGCCGTACGGTTATATTTCCTCCATGTTTTCAATATAGACGGTCGGTTCATCCTGGATGCAGGTGAACGTGAATGAGGTGCCGTTCCGTTCCGACACGGAACGTCCGCTTGTCTTGTTTGTGGCGAACAGCATGAGTGCGTCCTCCTGCCCGCACCAATGGACCGCCCCGTTGCCGTCCACTGCCAGCACATACCACAAGCCACGCTCCAGCATCTCCATCAGCTGATGGTTTGCCGGGGAAAGTTTCGGAATCACCCCTTCAATGGAAACGTTCCAGCAGTCCCCCGCGTCATTCACCTCCTTGTCTTCATTATAGGAATAGGTGTCATTGGCATATACCGGTATGGAAACAATATCCTCCCGGTTGCGGAGTTCCAGATAGTTCAGACCGGCGGCATAGTCCTTACGGATTTGCACGAACGAGGCCGGAGGCACGGCAATCACCTGCAACAATCCTCCGACGTTTTCAAAATCATAATGCATTGCTTTCATAAGCCATTTTTCCCTGCTGGGAAATTGTCCCGAATTCGGACAACTTCCCCAAAATTATACGGTTAATAAAGTCTAAAATCGTGGTATTCTCCACCGTTTTCCTATATCCATGCCGATTATACTCCCTGCGGATAGTCTCATAAGACCAGGTGTCGTCATCAAAGCCGAAGCTGTTCTGAAAGTTGCGGATGGCGGTCGAGAGTGGGATTCCGATACTGACATGGGTGTCGAGATAGAGGAAAAGCATCTGCTTGATCCGTCTTTCCACCTTACTGCCGAACGCCACCACTTCGGTATTCGACATCGCCCATCCGTATCGGTAGAAGTCATCACGGCGTATCTCCACCGCCACGTTGGCGGTATATCGTGCCAGGTTCCGGTATCTGTTCTCGTATCGTCCGGGTTTTGCAAGCCTGGAAAGGAAGTCGTTCTGCAGCTCCTTGTCCGGGGACAGATTGACTATTTCTGTCCAAGTGTCGTCCGGGGCATTGAAATTGTACAGCAGGAATTGCTTGACATAAGGCTTGCAAGGGAGCCAACACACAAATCGGTCTTTTTTCGTCATTTAAAACATTGATTTTTACACAAATATACAAAATACCGGTAATATAGCCAAGCCCTTGCACGAATATAGCGTAAAAATCGTGCGACAGTACTTTTGTACATGGTTTGTTTTGTATATTGCTGAATATCAAGTTTTTATAATCGTACAAAAAGCGTACAAAACCGTACTAATTCTTTCGTTTGCGTACTTTTTGCCGTTTTTTGAAGAAAAGTACAATTCGTGCGCTATTCGTGCACGATTCGTGCGGAATTTGTACGCTTGTAAGCATCTGTATATCAGATTGATATATGCTTAATTTCGCACATCCGTACGAATGCACGATTTTTTCTCTGTTTTTTAAGGTAGTCCAATTTTAAAAAGAAGAATAAAAAAAGAATAATATACCCCCTCCGGGAATTCTCATGTCTGCTGCCACTTCCATGCACGTTTGTCCGAATCGTTATTATGACGGGGTGGGGGGGAGGG